TCCTAATTCCGAATCAGGAAGAGGAGGTAACTTGTATGCAGAAGGAGAGTTAAAAGGGCATTTAAAAGCACCTTTAAAAGACCATATTGAAGGCGGTAAGAGCTTTACTAACCGATGCGATGATATGTTAGTCATTCACCGATTGATTAAACATCCCGAACATAAGTACAAAACTTGGATTCAAGTAGAAAAGGTCAAGGATATGGAGACCGGAGGTAAACATACGGAGATGGATTTTCCTGTTATATGTGATTTCAATTCAGGTATCGGATTTCAAATAAACGGAGTTGATCCTTTAGCGCCATTTAGACCAAACGAGAAGCAGATGGTCATACCAAAAGACGGACAAATAGAAAGTACATCGGATAAACTCCGTAGATTAGCAAACCAAAACTCTTTTTAAAATGGATTTATCACTAAAAATACTATGGGCAAAGACAACCGTATGGACGGTCAAAGAACGAATCAAGAACGTAAGAGAGAAGCTTGAAAAGAAGAAGCCTAATGCCAAAGACTACATCAACGGAGGTAAGGAAAGCGAGGAGTATTTACTTGAGACGATTCAGGTAATCAATCTACTTGAAGACGAAATAACGAATCTAAACCGAGAGCTTAACCAACTTGCAAGAAGAAACGCTCAACTGCGAGTTGCCTATCAAGAATTACAAGAAGAAATCAAATACAAAAACGTAGAATTATGAAAGTAGAAAAAAAATTAGTAGCATTGACCGCCTTCCTTCCTGTGTTGGCAGACTTCATCGAAGACCTTAACGACCAGTACGTCTTTAAGCAAGGACTCAAGCGCAAAGCAAATATGCTTGCAGAAGAAATCCAACGAGTAGACCGAGGCATCCTACGAATAGACGGAGAGAACGCAGGTAAGATATTTGACGAGCAGATTCAGTTGCAGATTTTGTTTCGCCAATGGATAGAAGAAGTAATTGAATTAGACTAAAATAACACGCTATGAAAAAACTAAAAGTAGGTTCTGACTTTTCAGGTGTAGGAGCATTCAACCAAGCTCTAATGCGGTTAGGAGTAAATTACGAAGAAGAGTTTGCCTGTGATATGGATAAATATGCACGAGATACATTCATCCATAACTATGGTGAGCCAAAGTATTACCCAACCAACGTATATGAGCGAGAGATTCCATCCAAATCACTTGACATCTATATGACTTCACCGCCTTGTCAAGCGTTTTCTATTTCGGGAAAAAGACTTGGTAAGGATGATAAACGAGGAGTATTATTCTTTAACTCACACGAGTTCATCCAAGTAAACAAGCCGAGATTTTTCATATTCGAGAACGTCAAAGGTTTACTATCGGATGATGGCGGTAGAACTTTTCAAGAGTGGGTAAATATGCTTGGAGGTAAATCAGTGAACGGAGTGCCAGTTTTATTCCCTAATCATAATTCAGTTCCTTACCATTTATATTGGCAAGTTCTTAACGCAAAGCATCACGGAGTTCCGCAGAATCGTGAGCGAGTATTTTTGATTGGCATTAGAGATGATGCTGATAACCGCTTTCAATTCCCAAGAGAAGAACATTTAACCAAGAAATTAAAAGATATATTAGACAAATTGGTTGATGATAAATACATTTTATCAGATGAGGCGATAGATAAGTTTATATACAAACCAAATTATTTACTTGGAGAAAATGAGACGTCTTTAATTCGATGGGTAAATGCAAAAGATGGTGCAATAGAAGATGTAATTGCTCCTACTTTAAGAGCTAATTTATTTAGATCTGGTGTTCAAAATATGCCTTATACAAAAATAAAATCAGCAACTCAAAAAGGTTATGAAGAAGCTACAACAGGTGATTCAATAAACTACACTTTTCCAAGTAGCAAAACACGAAAAGGAAGAGTAGGAAAAGGAGTGGCACAAACTTTAGACACGGCTTGCAATCAAGGAACAATAGACGGATTTAAAATACGCAGACTTACACCAAGAGAATGCTTCCGATTGATGGACTTTCCTGATACATTTACTTGGAAGGTAAGCGATTCACAAGCATACAAGCAAGCAGGAAACTCCATCGTTGTTAATGTACTATACAAAATCTTAAAACAACTGCCTTTATGAGATGCAAGAACTGCAAGGAGAAGTTTGAGCCTATCCGTTTTTTACATAAATATTGCATGAAAGACGAGTGCGTCCGTGCTTTTGTAGCCGAAGCCAAAGAGAAGCAATGGAAGCAGACTAAAATACGAATGAAAGCAGATTTAGAGACTGTGCAGGACATCGTAAAGGCTGCTCAAATGGTATTCAACAAATACATCAGAGAGCGAGACAAAGACGAACTATGCATCTCCTGTAAGCAAGTACCTAAAAAAGTAAACGCAGGTCACTTTTGGAACGCTAACAACCATTGGAACGTGCGATTTGATGAGGATAATGTTCACGTTCAATGCGAGAGGTGCAATAGTTTCTTATCAGGCAACCTAATTGAGTATAGAGCTAACCTAATTACCAAGATAGGACAGGAAAAATTTGACCAACTTGAGGCAAGAGCGAGAGTAACACGGAAGTTTACAAAAGACGAACTAAAAGAATTGATAAAAAAATATAAAAAAAAGTACAACGAATTGAAATAATCTATATCTTCGTATAAAATTACACGCTATGAAAAGTTTACTAAAAGTTCAGGCAGAACTAAAATGCCCAAAAGGTTCTTTCAACTCGTTTGGAAAGTACAAGTACCGAAGTGCCGAGCAGATTCTCGAATCACTCAAGCCGCACCTACTCGCAAACGAACTAATGTTATTCCTTACTGATGAGATTGTAGCAGTAGGAGACAAGCTATTTTTAAAGGCTACGGCAAGTGTTTGGGATGCCAAAGGAGCAAATGTACAAACGAATGGTTTTGCAGAGCTTGGAGAACACAAAGGAATGTCATCGGAGCAATGCAATGAGACGGAATCCGACCCTGATTCAAAAGACAACTCAAAGACGGAGAAAAAACTACCTGCAATTGATCAAAAGCGTTTCAGCGCAGCAGTACAAGCCATTGCCAAAGGTGAATTTACACGAGAGAAACTCGAATCCTCCTTTGCATTAACTGAAGGTCAAATCGATATGTTAAACGCACTATGAAAGCTCTCAAGATTCGATGTTCTGCCATTGGTAAAATAATGGCAACACCACGCTCTAAAACAGAGCTACTATCACAAACTGCCAAAACTTACATCCACGAACTCGTGCTGCAAGAGAAATACGGCATCAGGAAGGAGTTTTCAAGCCGTTACACGGACAAAGGTAACGCAGTTGAGGATTTATCTATCTCGCTTGTCAATGATGTGTTAGACGTAAACTTTATCTATAAGAACGAGCAGTATTTTGAGAACGATTATATCAAAGGAACACCTGACGTAAATACGGAGGATGTATTGCTTGACGTTAAAAGCTCTTGGGATGCTACTACCTTTCCGTTTTTTGATACCGAGATTCCTAACAAAGACTACTTCTATCAGTTACAGGGTTATATGTGGTTGACTGGTAAGCAACAATCAATGCTTTGTTACTGCCTTGTTGATACACCTATCGAAATGGTAGAGGACGAAATCCGCAGAGCGCATTGGAAACTGCATAAGATTGACGAGGACTACGATTTGCGTGAGGAGATTCTACGCAAACACGAATTTAGCCAAATCCCAAAGAACCGCAGAGTGAAAGTATTCTACGTACAAAAAGACGAAGCAGTCATCCAACAAATCAAAGACCGTATAGAAGATTGCAGATTGTATTATGACACCTTAATGAAATTCCTATGAAAGAATATATAACAGTAAGCATTGATATAAACGGAATGCGAGGTAAATTGAGACTACATAAAGAACATTTACTACGTGAATTTAAAGCTGCTCAAGTTTATACAAACATTAACAATCCTGACTATTGGTTAACTATAAGAGATTTCATAAGATGGCAGATTGTAAAAGATATTTACAAAGACCGTTTGTTTAAAGAATTAAATAAATTAGGAAAATGAACCTGAAACTACAAGTAGAAGACCCGATTGTACTCAAGGTGATGAGTAAGTTTTATGACCGCTCACAACGAGGAATAGAGAAGTACGGCACTATGCTAACACGAACTGATTTAGACTTCATTGACTGGGTTACGCACTTACAGGAGGAGATGTTAGATGCAGCTTTGTACTGCGAGCGACTAAAACACGAATACAAAACGAACAAGGATAAGGGGTAAAAATTGCCCCATAAGTAAACACGAAATGTAATAAGGGATAGGCGCAACAACTCCTGTTTTCAATAGAACGCTGACGGCTCGGAAAGACGAGCAACATAGTCAGGTAATGCGTAATGAGAAAATGGTATCTCATCCTAAAAACACCACGGCCCATAAGCACTTGGGCGCGAGAAGCTATAAAGGTTGCATCGTTACAGGTTCGAATCCTGTCCTGACTACTAACCTAAACAACAAGAACAATGAAAGCAACACTACACTTTGACGATGACGAAGAACTGCAAGATGCGCTCGATGGATGGAAATGGAAGAACG